ATATACAAATGACAAATTTATAAAAATAAATGGAGAAGAAATTGACTGGTTAGATTATAAAGTAGGTGGTAACAATTGCTAAAAGTAAATATGAAACAGATGTTAAACCAAGACTTGTAGAGATAGAAGCTTGGAAAAGAGACGGATTAACAGATGAACAGATATTCAAGAATTTAGGTATTAGTAGAGATACATTTTATAAATATAAAGAAAAATATTCGGACTTTTCTGAGGCAATAAAAAAAGGTAAAGAAGTTGCAGATATAGAAGTAGAGAATGCACTATTTAAAAGAGCCATAGGATATAAGTATAAAGAAGTTATAAAAGAAGTTAAAGAGATAGATGGTAAGAAATCAACATATGTAAAAGAAGTTATAAAAGAAATGCCAGGAGATGTAGGAGCTCAGATATTTTGGCTAAAGAATAGAAAATCGAGCAAATGGAAAGACAAGCAAGATATAGACATTGAAGACAACAATGTAAGTATAACTATTCAAGGAGTTAAAAGAAATGGAAATTAGTATACAAGCTAACGAGCATTTTATTGATTATTTGAATAATTGGAATAAGAGATTCTATTACATTGTTGGAGGATATGGAAGTAGTAAATCATATCATACAGCTTTAAAGTTAGTATTAAAAGCTATACAAGAGAAAAGAAGGATATTAGTAGTTAGGTCAGTTTACAGAACGATAAAAGAAAGTTGCTTTTCATTGCTAAAAGGGATTATTAGCAACTATAACTTAAATGGATTCTTTAGTTATACACTTAACCCTTTACATCTTAGATGTAGAAACGGGAGCGAGTTTATATTTATGGGCTTAGATGATTCTGAGAAACTAAAATCGATTGATAATGTCGATATGATTTGGATTGAAGAATGTTCGGAAATATCTTACAACGCATTTAATGAGTTAAACGGAAGATTGAGAGCATTAGGCAAAGATTTACATATATTCTTAACAAATAACCCCGTAAGTGTCAATAATTGGACTTATGAAAGATTTATTAAAAAAGCAAATATAAACGAAAATGATTTATATGATAAAAGAATAATCTTAACTGATGATACTTACTATCATCATTCAGTAGTTACAGATAATGCGTTCGTTAATGATGAGTACATACAACAATTAAAGAATTTTGAAACTTATGACCTTGAACGTTACAGAATAGCATTTCAAGGGAAGTTTGGAATAGTTGGAGAGAGAGTATTTACAAATGTATCTAAAGTTAACGATACAGAAGTACAAGCAATAGTTAAAGAATTAAGCAAATACGGCTTAGGAAATCTATACGATGGCTTAGATTATGGTTTTAGTATTTCTTATAATGCACTTGTTAGAATGGCTATAGATAGGGAAAATAACGTTTTATATGTCTATGATGAATTATATAACAAGAATTTAATTACAAGCGAATTAATAGCTTCTATGAGTTATATTAAGCAAAAACACAGAGAGATTATAGCAGATAGTGCAAGACCTGAAACGACTGAAGAAATTAGGAGAGCAGGATTCAAAATAATCAATGCTGAAAAAGGGCAAGGAAGCGTACTAGATGGATTACAGAAGCTCAAGAGTTTCTATAAAATAATCGTTTCTGATAGGTGTATAAACACATATAGAGAACTTACTGAACTATGCCACGAAAAAGATAAGAACGGAAATTATGTAGAAAATAGATTTACATTAGACCCACACACAGTGGACGCTATGAGATACGGACTAGAAAAATATAAACAAACAACTTTTAAAAATGGTGAAATCAAAAAGCCAATAGGAGTTTAAAAAAATGGAGAAAACAAGGATATTAAAAGCATATAATGACTATCTTTTAACTGATATTTATAAAAATTGTGATAAGTATCGCAAGTTATCAGATGGGAAAAGTGCTGATGTATTTTTTAATGATGTAAAAGCAAGGGTAAACCTTGAATATATGGGAATTATAGACAATAAAGGCTATATTAAATCGTATAGTGTAAATGATAATAGTTTAGTAAGTAATAATAATCATTCTCTTAAAGATTTAGTTGCAAGTAATGGGATATTACAAGCAACAACTAGACTGTACGCCGAATTTGCAACAAGTAAACCTTTAGTTACTAATAAGCAAGAACTAGATTTAATAAAAGAGTTCGATTTTGATGATTTATTAGCTAAAGCTATGATTATACAATCTTGGAGTGGAAAGCTTTTATTAAAAGGAGTTACACAAAATGATAAATTTAGTTTTTACGCAGTAACACCAAAAGATTATTTTCCAATAAGAAATGAATATAATCCAAAATTAATTGATGGTTATGTAATATACAATTTATCTAAAGATGACAAGTCTAATAAAACTCTAATTTGTGAAATTTATGAGCTAGATAGTATTGAGTATAGAGCATATAAAATTACAGAAAATTCTATAAATGAAATAGCTTACCCTTTCGACTTATCAAATAATGGAATGGTTATAGATGGATTAGGCTATAGAGATACACAAGCTCAAGGTTGGGCAGTAGTAGAAGTAGAAAACATTTTTGGAAAAAGTGATTATAATGATGATTTAGTGGCTAATGTTAGAGAGCTAGTAATTGGGGATACTTTAACATCTCAAGCATTTCAAAAAGTTGCTAATCCATTGTTACAGGTGCCAGATAGTTTAATAGAAGTTGATACAAACGGACGTAGCACTGTAAGACTAGATAATAGAGTTATAACTTTATCAAAAGATGACAAGGAAGTTAAACAAGTACAATTAGAAACTAAAACGCAAGAGTGGAAGTTGCACAAAGAAGACATTAAAAATGATATCTATAAACAATTAGGAGTTAATGACTTAGCTTTTGGAATTGACTTAGGAGGCTCTATAGCAAGCGGAGAAGCTAAAAGAAGAAGTTTAGAGCGTACTATTGCAACGGTAGAAAGCAAAAGGAGTAAATGTATCACTGGAATTAAAAACATCGTTCTATGGGGCTATAAAAAGCTTAAAGGAAAAGATATAGATTTACAAATAGAAGCACAAGACATTTTGAGTTTATCATTAACTGAAAAAATAGCTATTGTGGGTCAAGGTATCCAAAATAATTTAATGAGTTTAGAAACTGCAATTAAATTTCTAGGAATATTAGGAAAAGATACAGATGAAGAAATAGCAAAGATTAAAGCTAATGTAATGTATCAAGAAAAGCTAATTAACATAATGAATACATTAGCGAGTATTACTAGAGAAGAAGCGTTACAAGTTAAATTAGAAGAACTATCAAACGAAATTATGAAAGATTTAGGGCTAGAAGTTAAGGAGGAATAGCATATGTTCCCAATAACTCAAGAAAAAAAATTAAGATTAATATTTGAATTTTATACAAAGAAAAGAACAAAAAGAGCAAGAAAAGCTATTAATAATGGGCAGTTACCACTGTTCGAGTTAACAGATGAGGAAAAAAGAAACATTATAAAAGAATTAACAAAAGTTGCTATTGAAGTTAATTTATCTACATTTGAAAGTTGGAGAACACTCACAGATGAAGAGCTAAAAAGAACAGATTTAGAAGGTGCTAAGTATTGGATAAAAAAGAACTATGATTTATTTAATAATACATCAGTAACATCAGATAAATTAATGGATATAAGACAACAACGGATAACAGAAACTATTAAAAATTATAATAGAGATTTACAAGTATTTAAAAATGGCGAAGTTCCAAAGTCTACACTTGAAGCTTTAAAGCAAGATATAGCTAATAATCGAGCAAGTAAAGAGATTAAAGATATCGTTAAAAGTATTGAAAATGGTACCTATTCCAATACTGATATTGATAAACTCCAAACTTGGCTCAATAACAGAAATGAGAATTTAGCTAGGAATGAAACAGGTAATTTATATGCTCAAGAGTGTAAAGACTTAATGATTGAGAACGGTATTGAATATTTTGTTTGGCATACTATGAAAGATGACAGAGTAAGAGAATCACACGCTGAACGAGAAGGTTTAGTATTTAGTATCAATGATGAATTACCAGGAGAAGATTTTAATTGTAGATGTTGGGCTGAGCCAATTAGATTAAATTAAATTTTGTGTGAGAAATTGCATGAGAGGAGAAAAAAATGGAATTAAAAGATGGAAAATTAATAATAACTGATGAAGAAAAGAAAATATTAGAAAGTAATGAGGGTAAAAAATGGCTAACTGATAACAAGTTTATGATAGAAACAGTTAAAGAGATAGAAAAACCAATGACTGTGGAAGCTGTAACGGAGTTTATAAGCAAAAATCAAAGCTTGTCAGATAAATTATATAACGATAATGCAACTAAATTTTTAAAAACTAAGTTAGGAGATAAGATAACATCTGATGACTTAGGAAAAGAAATAGTTTTAAAAAGTGAATTCGATAACTTTAAAAATGAAACTATTAAAACTGCCGTAAACTTTGGACTTAGTGCAATATCGCCAAAGTATAGTTCTATGCTAGTCAATACAGTTGATTACAGTAAATTAGATGTTAAAGATGGGGAAATAGTAGGATTTAAAGAACAAATAGAAGCTTTAAAAAATACTTATCCTGATTTATTTAATGATAAAACTGTAACATCGACACCTGCACCATTACCAGCTAATAATGGAAATTCAAAAGTTACTTATGATGATTTTTTAAAGATGTCAGAAGTAGAGAAATCAAAATTAACAGATGATGAATTAAAACAAATATTAAGAGATTAGGAGGCTAGATAATATGGCATATCAAAACTTTAAACCTGAGGTTTGGACTGAAATTATAAATAGAAATTTAAACAAAAATTTAGTTTTTGGAGCATTAGCAAACAGAAACTATGAAGGAAAAATCGAGAATGAAGGAAGTTCAGTAAGAATTTTATCGGTGGGAGCAGTTACTGTTTCTGACTATACAGGAGCAGACATAACATTTCAAGAGGACACAGGAGCATATCAAACTATTCAAATAAACAAAGCTAAATACTTTGGATTAAAAATGGATGATGTAGACAAAGCACAAGCTAGAGATGGAGTTATGGAGCAACTAACAAATCAAGCAGTTTATGAAATGGCTGACATTGTAGATACAGAACTTGCAAAACTGTACTCAAAATGTAAAAACAAAGTTGCAGGAACAATTGGAACTAACAAAGTTACAGACTTAATATTAAATTTAGCTGTACAAATGGATAAAGACAACGTTCAAACTGCAAATAGATGGCTTGTTCTATCTCCTGAAGTTTACGGACAATTAATAAAAGAATTACCAACAATTTCTACAGGAGAAAACACTCTTGGAATTAGCCAAAATTACTACATAGGTACTTATGGAGGATTCCAAATATTTAAATCTAATAACATTCAATTAACAGGTAAAAAATACCACTGTATAGGTGGAGTTAGTCAAGGATTAACTTTAGCTATGCAAATAAATAAAATTGAAGCAGGAAGATTTGAAAAATCATTCGGTGAATATATAAAAGGGCTACAATTATTCGGTTGTGATGTTCTTGAAACTGAAACAGGAAAAACAAAATTATTATGTGAATTAGAAGTATCACAAGCATAACGGGAGTTTAAAGCTCCCTTACTGCTTTTAAAAGGAGTTTTATATGATAGGTTATGTAAGTTTAGATGAAGCTAAAGAATTCTTAAAAAACAGATACGAAGAAGTATCAGAACAAGAATTATCTAAAGGCTTATATAAAGCATTAGATAAAATTGAAAGCTTAATGATTAGAGATAGTGGAAGAAGTGAAACACAAGAATTAATATTTCCTAGAATTAACGAAAAAGAAGTACCTAGCGAGATTAAAAAAGCTCAAATGTTAGAAGCTTATTCAATAGTTAAAGATGTCGATGATGGCAACATTAATGATATTGAAAAAGGCATTGCTAGTAAGTCAATCAGTGATATGTCTATTAGTTACAACTCTAATACTAGTAATAGTATAGGTTATATCATATTTGCAAATGCTCAAGCTAAGAATATTCTTTATAAGTATGTAAGGAAAACATATGATTGGAGTTAAAACATCTGTAAAGGTGCAAGGTATAGAAAAATTTTCTGATATAGAAAAACAATTAAATCTATTAGCAAAATGGAAGCTTGTCGTACAGTTTAGCGAAACTAATACAGAAGCTAACGGAGTAAAGGTAGAATTAATAGCGATGTGGCTAGAATACGGGAACGAAGGCTTTAAAGTGCATTATCCGGCTAGACCATTTTGGAGAAGTGCAATAGATGGCAATATTCAAAAAATAATGAATAGATTTAAATTTAATGCAAACCAAGTTGCATTAGGAAAAATGGAAGCTAGAAAATGTTTTGATGATATAGGTAAACAAGTAGTTGAGTATATCAAAAAGAGTATAGAACAAGGAAGCTATGCACCACTTGCAGAAAGTACAATAAAAGCTAGACAAAAAAAAGGAAGTGGAAACAAGCCTTTAATCGATACTAGAACAATGATTAATAGCTTAGAATACGTAGTCAAGGAGATTTAAAAATGAAATTCAAATTAAAACAATTTGCAAAAAATGAGTTAAGAACATACCAAGTTACACGCAAAGCTGAATATGATATGAAAAACCCTGAAGGAACAGAAAATGTCTATCATTGGGAAATGGTTATATATAAAAAGACTTTAAGAGTAGCAACAGCAGATACTAACTCAGCAATAAAAGTTTTAAATCAGTTGAATGGAAAAATCTTAAAAAGTTACGATTTAATGCTAGGAGATATTATAACAGTTGAAAGATTAAATTATAGAGTAGTTGAGATACTACCTCGGTTATATGCTGATTTTAATGAGTTTGTTTTGGAGTTGATGAAAGATGAGTAATTTAGAATTAGAAATATTACTACTTGAGAAAATAAAACAATTAAATGAAAAATTTCAAACTGTCCCTTTTGAGCATTTAAGCAAAGTTAATGGACAATTGAAATTGCCTCGTGTTCTTGCAAGGACTATTTCTAATAATGTAATTCATAGATATACAAACGATAGAGAAGACACTGAGAAATATGGAGTTTTTAAACAAACAAATATAAACAAGCATATAATAAGTTTTTCTTTTACTTTGAGTAAAAAAGATAGTTTCATAGATGTAGCAATAATTAGAGATTATTTTACAAATATAGAAGCGATAAATTGGTGGGTTAAATTAAATGGACTGAACTTAGTTATTGAGGAAGTTGGAGAGTTAAAGGATATTACAGATTATTCAGCAAGTGATTTACTTGAAAGATATGTATTTGATTTGACTGTAAGAACTTCTAAAGAACTAAGAACAGAGATAGAGATTATAAAAGATGTTAAATTCAATATTGAAGGAGGTAACTAATGGGAATTATATTAGGTGCAGAAAAGAAAATAGTATTTCTTAATACACACAAACCAAGCCCAGTTGACCAAGCAACAGTTAACATTATAGGAGTATTTAGTACTAAAAAAGCAATACAAGAGCAATTAATTACAAGTATAAAAGATGTAACAGGAGTAGTTGCTGAAGATGATGTTTATAAGCTATTACAAGCTTGTTTTAATGGTGGAGCAAAGCAAGTATTAGTATTTGGTAAGGAAGTAGTCGGAAACGATTATAAAGGGCTTTTTGATGATGTAAAAAATGATTGGTTCGGAACTGTAACTGATGAAACAGATTTAGACAAAATAGCTTTAATATCTAAAGAAATTGGAGCTAGACAAAAAATGCTATTTGCTGAAGTAAAAAAGGACGAAGACATAATGAACTCTGAATCTAAGATAAAAGCAATAGCAGAGGATACAACAGCATTATTTTTCAATAAAAATGAAGAACTTACAGCTGCAGCAGTTGCAGGATATGCAATACCACAATTTCCAGGCTCTGTATTGATAGCTAATAAACTTATAAATGGAGCAGTTGAAAGTGGACTAATTGGAGCAGAACAAGGAGTTTTAGATAAGAACAAAGCTAACTATGTTGCAAGAATGAAAGGACAATTAGGACTTGCAAATGGTGTAACTGTAACAGGTGATCCTATTGATTTTATCCACTGTGTTAAGGCTTTACAATTTAGATTAGAGGAAGATATTACATTATATTTAAAAGCTACTCCAAAGCCAACATTTTCGGATGTAGACCCATTAAAAGCAATTATTTTGACTAGATGTAAACAGTTTGAAAGAATGAAAGCATTAGTTGAGGATAAAACGGTAGTTGATATAGTACCACTTGAAGAAATGCCAAAAAACGATATTTTAAATGGAATTCTTACAGGGGTAAAAATCACAGTTTTCTATGCTTATGGAATTAGACAATTATCAGCTGATTTATATTTTGAAGTTTAGGAGGTGCTATAAATGGCTAATATATATAATTACAACAGTAAAAATTATGAATTGGTAATCGGCAAAACAAGAGTAGATGATTATGCTGATGATACTAAAATTACAATAGAGTATGATGGAGATTTTAAAAGCTTAACAAAAGGAGTTGACGGTGCTAGAAGTGTCAATCAACACAATGATTATGACGCAGTTATAAAATTTAAAATTTTACAAAATTCACCTTTAAATTTAGCTTTTAAACAATTAGCATTAACAGAAGGAGAGAAAGGAACTTTTCCTGTAACTTTTGTTAATAAAGGACTAGATGGAACAATGGGAGCATTCTCAGCTAAAGGCTTCTTTAAGAAAATACCAACTCTTGAAATTGGAACAGATGCAAAAGGGACTGAATGGGAAGTACAATGTATTAATTTAAAAATGGCTTAATAGTAGAGTAGTTTTGTACTACTCTATTTTTGGAGGTATAGATGGAAAAGAAAGTTATAAGAGTAAATAATTATGATGTTACAGTTATGGAGCAACCAGCAAGCTATGTATTAAAGCTAGAAAAAGAAATCGGAAGAACTAGAATAGTTGACTATACTAAAGAGATTTTGAAATATCCAAGCGGTGTTAATGAAAGTTTAGAAAATATAATTGGAGTGCCTGAAAACATAAGATACCAAGACTTAGAGTTAAAGTTGGATGATAGAGGGCTTTATACAATGGAAAAACTATTTATAGCAGGACTTGAAAACGTTGTATTTACTGGAGAAACATTTCTAAAACTGTTAAATAAAAATATTGATGATTATAAATACCAAGAAATAGAGAAAATAGGCTTAGAAGTATGGGAGCAAGTAAAGAATATCGCCTTTTGTGGTTTAGTTGTAGATACATTTCGCAAAATGTAACTTAAACTATAATCACGAAAGTATCGAAAATATGATAACTATGTACGGCTATTTCATTAAAGATTTTGAAAAAGCCGAACAATACACAATTAGAAAGCTTGAAACATACATAAATAGGATTATTAGAATGAGGGAGGTGGAGTAGTTGAGTACAGGTATTTTAAAATTTAGTATAGATACTTACTTAAAATCAGAAGGCTTTAAACAATTTAAGGCTCATTTAAAAGAATCTATGAATTTAAGTAAAAGATTTAAAGAAGTAGCAGGTAGCACATTAGGACAACTTGCTATTGGATATTTTACTATAAGCGGATTAGTTGGACAATACAATAAAGCGGTTGAAGCTAGTAACTATCAAATCGAGCAAGAAGCTAAATTATACAACACTCTAAGAGCTCAAAACTTTAGAGACGAACAAATAAAATCGATAGTAGATTTAACTTCAAGTTTACAAAGTTTGGGAGTTGTAGGAGATGAGGTAACTATTGCAGGAGCTCAGCAATTAGCAACTTATAGAATGCAAGAAGACAGTATCAAAAAATTATTACCATCTATGCAAGACTTACTTGTTAAACAAAAAGGACTTAACGGAACAGGGCAAGATATGGAAGGAATAGCTAATATGTTCGCTAAGTCTATGAATGGGCAAACAATGGCTCTTAAAAGAAGTGGAATAATCTTATCTGAAAGAGAAGAGCAATTATTGAAAGTTGGAACAGAAGAACAAAAAGTCGCTTTACTTACTGAAGCGGTTAGAAGAAGTATCGGAGAACAAAATAAAGAGATGTTAAAAACTCCTGAGGGGAAAATAACATCTGCTAAAAATAGAATAGGTGATTTATACGAAACTTGGGGAATGTCTGTAAGAGATACAAGAGCGAAGTTTTGGGAGTTTGTAGCAGATAATGCAGAAGGATTAAAAGATGTAGTAAATAGAGTTTTCAAAGCTGGAGCAAGTTTTGTTGATACATTTCTAGGAGTGTTTAGAGATATTAAAAAAGGTTTCAATGCGTTGCCTGATAGTGCAAAAAATGCTTTTAAAATTATAGGTGGTTTAGCACTTGCTACTAAATTTCCACTTGTTACATTATTTTTGGCTATAGAAGATATATTCGGTGCTTTTCAAGGCAAAGAAAGTTTTACAGAGGACGCTATAAATGCACTGTTAAAGTTTACAAGATTTGATTATCGTTTTGCAGACTTAAGAAAAGGAGTATCTGACTTCTTTGACTTACTTACAAAAGGTGCTGATAGTGGAATTGAAAAGATTAATCTCACAACTAAAATTCTAAGTGATTTACTAGATATTTTAAAAGGTGGGGCAGGCTTATTACAAATGCTATGGGGCGGAACAATTGGACTTTACGTAGATGGTGGAAAAAACTTTTATAGAGCATTGCAAGGAGATTTTGAGAGCATTAATTGGGATAATTCTTATGGAAATATAAAATCTGGGTTTAATAAAATAACTACCTCTGGTAAAAATATGTTAAAAACTGATGATATGTACAGTTCTTTCAAATTAGATGAAGCTAACAAAAAGATACAAGAACAAGTTAAACTTGAAAATTATATAAATGTAAATCGTGGAGTTAAAGGAGTTCCTTTAAATGATGATTATGCTATTGATTTAAGGAATTTTAATAAAAATTTTTCTACTTTTAAAGAGCCTAAAAATCTAAATACTAAGACAGTTCAAGAAACTAAAAAAATGATAAAGCCTGAAGTAACATTGACTAATACTCCAACTTATAATACAAATGTTACTATAAATGAGGCAACAGATGGAGCAAAGGTAGAAAAGATGATAGAAACAGGTATTAGAAATGCTGGTAAACAAGACATGGAAAAATTAAAAGCACAGCTTGGAGTTGTAAACTATGGTTTCGGATATTAGGAGGTTTGAATGAGTTTTTTTAAACAAGCTATCAGTATGGCACTTAGTTTACTAGGTGGAACATATAGTCAAAGTTATATACAAGATATACCACTTGAAGTAATATCAGAAAAATCTGTAAGTTCTTCAATGTCTTTACCAACTAAAAGAGTTGAAAACGGCTTTAATATCAGTGATAGCGTAAGGAAAGAACCTTTAATAATAAATATAACTGTCGTTGATAATAGCAACGATTATATGCTTAATAAAGATAAACTCTTAAAATTACAAGAGTTAGGAGAAGAAGTTCAATTCGTTTTTTCAAATAGAGATACTTATGAGCATATGATAATTGAAAATATTGAATTAATAGAAACGGATAAACAAAAATATGGTTTTACATACTTTATCACTCTAAGACAGATACAAGTTGGAGAAATTAAAGAAAGTGATGTAAAAACAGATAATAAAAAAGCTCAAACATCAGGGGGTAAGAAAAAGCGTACAACTGCTAAAGTTAGTAAGCCAACAAGTGCAGAAAAAAGCAAGGTTAGTAAGGTAACAAGTGGAAGTAATTCAAATAGTAACAGCTCAGAAAAGCCAAGAGAAAAGACAGCATTAAAGCAAGTGTTAGGAGGATAAAATGAAAGCTTTAGAAATAGATGTATCTGATATTCAAGAAAGAGGAATAATAGCCGAATTACCTAATAATATCATTTTAGAGCTAATTTATAATACCTATGATAGTTTTATATATCTATCTATTTTAAACGCTTTAAATGAGCGTATAACAGGTTATAACAAGCTAGTTCCTAACATTGATTATCTTAGTTTAGTTAGAAGTGACGAAAATTTACAATTAAGATGTATTAAAATTAATGAATTTTCGGAAGAAAAAGATAAAATTACTCCTCAAAACTTGAATAAAGATTATAAATTCTTTTTAATAGGTGATGATGATGAAACTGTGGAAACAAGTTAGATTGATAACTATTGGAGAGATAGTATTTGATTATGATGAGTTAGATGTTGAATTCGAAGTTAAATGTACTGATGATAATAAAAGCGATTTAGCAACAATTAAATTATATAATTTATCAGAAACAACAAAGCAAAAATTAAAACTTAATCAAGATGTATCTATTGATGCAGGTTATAGAGATATTCACGGAGTTATATTTAATGGAATAGTTGAAAGTATTAGCACAAGTAGAGATGAGAACGATTTTATAACTACTATTGAGGTAACTCCGAATAATAGAGCATATGCTAATACTATTATAAACAGACAATTTAAAGCAGGAATTAAAGCAAGTGAAGTAATAAAGCAAATAGGGACAATGTGTAATTTTACAATGGATATAAAAGAACTAGCTAAAGATACAGTATATCAAAATGGGAAAGTCTTTAGCGGTAGATTATCTAATGTAATTCCAATTTTAGCAAGAGATACAGGGACTATATGCAGATTTACAAATACAACTATTGAATTTAAGTTGCCAAATAAAGCATATTCTAGTGTACTACATCTAGGAGGAGAACAAGGACTTATTAGAATAGATAAAAAAATGGATAAGGCAGATATTAAAGAAAAAGATAACAAAAAAGCTAAAAAAGATAATTCTAAAACAACATCTAATAAAGCTAAATTTGATATTGAATGTTTGTTAATTCCATTGATTAAAATTGGTCAGTTGCTAGAGATAGAAAGCACTTTATTTAAAGGTCGAGTTGTAGTTAAAGAGTGTAATTTTGTAGCTAGTGGGCTTGAAAGCTTTACAGTTACGGCAAGTGTGGAGGTTGTGTAGATGATAGAAGTTATAAAAAACATGATAGATGATAGCTTAAATGAATTACATACAAGTCTAGCTTGTAAAATTACAGCTGTTAATCATAGTGCCGGTACTTGTACAGTTCAACCTCTCGCAAAAAGAGAATTGTGCCAACAAATGATTAATTATCCTCCACTTATAGATGTTAGATTAGATTTTCTTAAATTTGGTGGATGGAGTTTTCAAATACCTCGTAAAGTTGGCGATATAGTATGGGTTGGCTTTAGTGAAACAGCTTTATCTGATGAAACAAGCCTTGAAAGATTTAGTTTAAATGAGCCTTATATTATAGGAAGTTGTGAAAATGGATTTGAAGCTAATTCAGATGACATAATTTTACAAGGTGCAGGAACTAGAATAGAAATAAAAGGCAACGGAGATATAACTATACTTGCAGGAAGTAATGAAACAACAATTACAAGCAACGTTACATTAAATGGAAACTTGACTATAAATGGAGATACTACACAAGTTGGAAATACTTCACAAACAGGGACAGTAACAGTAAATGGAAGTATTGGAGCAAGCGGAGATGTTACAGGAAAAGGAATTAGTTTAAATGACCATACACATAACTATAAACCTGGCGATTATTCACCTATTCCAACAAGTGAACCCAACTAGGAGGCAATAAATGACAAGTCCAAAATTAGATCGTGATTGTGAGTTAGTTTTTAATGAAAATGGAGTTTGTGAGTTAGTTAGTAATGCTGATGACTTAGTCCAAGCGATTAGAGTTGAATTAGAACAGAACAAAGGACAATTTGCATTAAATACAGCTTGGGGGACTCCATATTTAAACAATACGAACACAGGTATTTTACAATTAAAAGATAATAAAAATAGGATAATTCAAGAAGTTAGCAAGGTTATAAACAAATATGATGGTGTAGAAAAAATTGAAAGTATTGAATTTGAAGATAATATTTTAGTTGCTAATATAAGAATTAATGGGGAGGTGTACACAATATGATAACAGATAAGGGCTTTATAGTACCAACTATAGATGAAATATACACTAGAAAGTTAAATGACTTTAAAAGTGTAAAGCCTGATTTAAGAGAAACGGACAGTAACATTATAATCGCTTGGTTAAGGTTTGATAGTGCTGAAGAGTATGATAGCTATTTACAAGCTTTAACAGCATTTAATCAATTATCAATCTATACAGCGACAGGTTCAAATTTAAATGCTATAACAAGCCATCTAGGGCTAACTTGGAATAAGCCAAAAAAAGCAGTTGGCAAGATTACAGTTACTGCTGAGATAGGAACACAAATTCCCCAAGCTTGGGGAGTGGAAACTAAATCAGGCGTTAAGTTTGTAACTCTAAATACATCTACAATTACTACTACAGCAAGAGAGACAGAAATTGAAGTAATAGCTTTAGATGGTGGAACAGATGGAAATGTAAGTTCAGGAGCAATAACAGAACAAACAGAGATTTTAACTGGAGTTATATCTGTTAACAATAAATTGAATACACTAGGTGGAAAAGACTTAGAAACAGATACAGAGTTGAGAGAAAGATATCTAAAAAGGCTAGATAGAAAAAGTTCATTTACAACTGAAGGAATTAAAAATTATATCTTACATAATACAAATGTTAAAAAATGTCAAGTTATAGAGAATGACACTGATACATTTGACAGTGACGGCAGATTAGCACATAGTTATGAATGTATTTGTTATGGAGATACTAACGTTAATATCTTAAAAGCTTTATATGAGTATAAAATTGCAGGAATTAGAACAGTTGGAGCAATTACAAAGAATTTTGATGAAATTAGTGTAGGCTTCACTAGACCCACAGAAAAAACTGTATTCTTGAAAGTTGAAATTCAAGGTATTAAGGAAGTTTGGAAAGATGAATTCAAAAAAACTATAAAAGATATT